ATGTACGTTGAACTCGTTTATGACAAACGCAATGTGGCGGGATTACCTGGCGCGAATGAAATCATCCACTCAGAACTGACGAAACGCGTGCATGGTATTTTCCCTGCAGCAGATGTTCGCGTTAAACCTATGCAAGCCAATGCGGTAAACAGCGACTGTACAAAGACCGAGAAAGAAAAACTAAATCGCCTGATTGAAGAGATGTTTGAGGAAGCAGAATTCTGGCTCGTTAACGAGTAGCTGTTATGGACAACATGATCATATCAGGCGTAAGAATTTACTTTCCGCTTCCAGGGGAACGCTTACCCTTCCCATCCTCCGATATCCGAAGCTTTGCAATTAAAAGCACAACGGGTTCTCACTCTTGCCTTCTTGAGTTTCAGCGGGGGGAATGGCTTGTACTTCCTCTTCCTGAATTTGAAACCTCAGGAAAGGCAATAATGGCAGCAGTAAGGCTGGGCAAAAATTCCGGCCATGATGATGCATAACATCAACAGCCTCTGAATAGCGGACGTACTGACTACTATACTTTCAGTCTTGGATCTGGAGGTAACTATGTGCGGACGCTTCACTCAAATCCAGTCGCGTGACGACTATCTCTCCTTTCTCGCTGAAGAAGCCGGAAACGATATTCCCTACGATCCCGAACCGATTGGTCGTTACAACGTGGCGCCAGGCACAAAGGTTCTCTTATTGAATAGCCGCGATGATACTTTTCACCTTGATCCTGTCGTCTGGTCCTACGCCCCCGGATGGTGGGACAAAGCGCCACTCATAAATGCCAGGGTTGAAACTGCGGCCACAAGCCGGATGTTCAAACCGTTATGGAACCATGGTCGGGCAATTGTGTTTGCTGATGGGTGGTATGAGTGGAAAAAGGAGGGAGACAAAAAACAGCCGTACTATATTTACCGGAAAGATAAAAAGCCTCTTTTCTTTGCCGCGATCGGTAAGCAGCCGTTTGATATTGGGGATGAAGCAGAGGGATTTTTGATTGTGACAGCAGCAGCTGATAAGGGTTTGGTCGATATCCATGATCGCAGGCCTTTGGTATTCACACCAGAGTCAGCACTTAAGTGGATTGATCCTGAAACTACAGGCGCAGAAGCCAGTGAGCTGGCCCATACCGCCACGGTGCCGGCTGATGAGTTTACCTGGCACCCAATAACCCGGGCTGTCGGGAATGTCAAAAATCAGGGGCCAGAACTTATTGATCCTATCTGACCTTCACCACCAACAAATCTTCCCAGCGCGTCGTATAGCGCGGTGAAAGCATGTCTCTTTTCATCTGCCATTGCTGCTGGATGCCCTGCCCGGCAAAGTACAACGCACCCTTCCCATTTTTATGGTTAAGATGGTCGAGTACCTCCATTAACGCCGCGCTATTTTGTCGTGGGGCATTATCATCAAAAAGATTGAGCTGGGCGACGCCCTGGCTAAAGAAATCACCTAACATGATACCGGCCTTCTGATAGCGATGGCCTTCTTTCCAGATTTTATCGAGACAGCGCATCGCTGCGGCAATAATATCCCGCGTATCCTGCGTGGGTGTCATCAGTTTCACTGCCCCCTGATTACCATAATATGGTTCGTTTAAAGCGAAGGGGCTTGTTTTGATGAATACGGAAATATAGCGGCAGAACTGATGTTCGCCCCGTAGTTTCTCCCCTGCTCGCGCTGCATAGCTGCAGATAGCCTGGCGCATTTGTTCGTAATCGGTGATACGGTCCCCGAACGAACGTGAGCAGACTATTTCTTGCTTAGTCGGGGCAAACTCTTCAAGCCCAAGACAGGGCTCACCACGTAGTTCGCGCACCGTACGCTCAAGCACCACATTGAAGTGCTTCCTGATAAACCGGATATCAGTATCAGCCAGCTGCAGCACCGTCTTAATACCCATGGACTCAAGCTTTTTAGAAATACGACGACCAATGCCCCAGACCTCATCAACGGGAAAATAGGCCATTAATTTGCGCTGTTTCTCCACATTAGACAGGTCAACAACCCCACCGGTCTGGCGCTGCCATTTTTTCGCCGCATGATTCGCGAGCTTGGCTAAAGTCTTGGTTTGCGCTACCCCTACACCTACCGTCAAATGAGTTCTAAGTAAAATAGTCTCCCGGATCTCTCGTCCGAAATCCTCCAGGTTCCGGCAGTTGCGAACCCCGCTCAGGTCACAGAAGGCTTCGTCAATTGAGTAAATTTCGCAGCGAGGCGACATCTCCTCGAGTACCGTCATTACCCGATCTGACATATCGGCATACAACTCATAGTTTGAGCTGAAACACACCACGCCGTATCGCCTGAAAAGGTCCTTCTGCTTAAAGTACGGGTCGCCCATTTTGACGCCAATGCTTTTAGCCTCCGCACTTCTTGCAATGACACATCCGTCATTGTTCGAGAGCACGACCACCGGTTTGCCTTCCAGGTCCGGTCTGAACACAGTTTCGCAACTGGCATAGAACGAATTGACATCAACCAGGGCAAACATGCTCAGCTCATCGATTTAATAACAAACGTGACCACGCCCAGAACATTGAGCGTACCTTCACTGCCAATGAGAATTGGTGAGTATGCGGTGTTCATCGGGTTAAGCTGGACTGTCGGGTAAAGCTGGAGACGTTTAACCGTAAATTCACCATCAACCGAAGCAATGACCACATCGTTATGCGTGGCGCTGCGCGAACAGTCCACAGCCAGTAAATCGCCGTCACTGATCCCCCCGTCTATCATCGAGTCTCCCGAAGCCCTGACAAAAAAGGTGCTGGCGGGATGAGGTACGATTAACTGGCTAATGTCTACGCGCTCTTCTACGTAGTCTTGTGCAGGAGATGGGAAACCACATTTCACAGGCTCGCTGAACAGTGGAATAGAGATAACTTCGCGAGCTAAGGCAGGCTGGATAAGGTTCATATGATAGCCAAAATTAATTACTGTGTATTCATACAGTATATCTATCATTAAAACTGATCAAGTGAACCGACAGAGTGAACTGGCTAGGTGATGCTTGTTGGGGATTAAAGGGCTTTACTGATGAATGGATTACGCGTTGTGTAAATTATTCGGCTTTCTGTAATGCCTCAACTTGCCGCTTTAGTTTTTCCACTTGATCCATTAGAGCAAGAATTGCTTCATGATGGAGAGCAGCAGCAACACCGTATGTATCAGGTGAAAGTACTTTTTCAACAGTCGTACCATCTGGCAATTCTCTGTCTTCCCCTGCATGGACAGCCTCTGGAAAGGCCTCAGCGACATCTTGTGCGATAAAACCGATCCCCCACAACCCCGTATCAAGTCGCATCCATGTGCACCCTTTAAGCAGCGTCATTTTACCTAAAGGATCCGCAATTCTGGCTACTTTATTTTTTAGCCGACCATCAGAATTGGGTATCCATGCTCCAGGAGAGGTTGCGTTACCATTCATATCAAAATAAAAACTATTTGCGATCTGACTTCCCTGCCCCGGGTCCTGTGCAACAGACAAGACTGCTTTTCTTATAGCCCCGATTGTTACTATTCCCAGATAAGCCTCCCCTTTAACGTACCCATTAACGTATAAGCGGCTCCTGAATAATCCTCCATATTGATTTAATTCAGATGAGTAAGATCTATTTGATTGATAGTCTCCAGTGGTTGTTGTTATTCCACCGCTAATAGTTCCTCCATTCTTGCCATCAATCGTATTGAGCCTTGAATCATTCCCCTGACAAAAAGTATTTTCCTCATTACCAAATGGCGATATCAGCCCGGTTCCTCCCTGAGTTAAAGGCACTGCACCATTAGCCTTCGTCGCCATATTATCCGAAAGGTATTTCCACGACGGTCCGGCATAGGTTGAACCATCTGGTAATGTTACCGTGATATTTCCGCTGGCACTGTAAACCTGCTGCCAATTCTGTTTGTCGTAATTCAGGCCACGAATGGCGCGCGCTGTATCTGCGGCAATTTGCGCAGTAATACCCACCAGTGTGCCGTTTGGAATGGGTGTCCATGCAAGACCGCTGGAAGTTGGGCCACCATAGACTGTTGTCAGGGTCAGTGCGGTTGCTGACTCGACCGATTTAATACCCAGCGTGTACGTCGTTCCACCCACTACGGCAACGAGGAAATCATTGGCTTTGAGTTCAGTAGAAAATGCCGTACCGGAGCCGTTGACGGAAGTTGTATTATTCGTAAGGGTAATTGTGCCTGCTGGCATATTGCACTCCTGAATTCAGAAAATAAAAAACCGGCACAATGGCCGGGGGTTGTATAAATATTTTTATGGTCATGGATACTTTGATATATCAATACATAAAAAGAACTCTTTGTATTTCCATACCTGACGCTGGCCATTAACCTGAACCCCGGAGCTGCGCACTCCATAAATGCTACTGCCATTTGCCCCGACACTTATTACACCCCACAAATAAATATTTTGTGGGGCATTGAGTACGGCAATATAGGTCGAACAAATCCCCGGAGCTACGGCAATCTGGACGCCGGTATCAATAGAGTAATTTCCGGTCTGGGAGACACCATAAGGATTATTCACGGTAAAAAACTGCATAGGTAGCATGTCCGTATTCCAGGTCATTTCTCCTGCAGAGTTATAAACAGCGACACCAAACCCCGTTGTGCTCGTGACCATATTTGCAAACAGATATAGCAAGCCACCAGAATTAGTCTGGGTAATATTTATCGTCCAGACAGCACCCGCATTGCTGGTAGTTATACGTGTTGCAGAAGTAGCGACATCATTACGAATAAACACCATCAGGTTTTTCCCTGAGGGGACGGACGTTGTAATTGTACCTGTTCCACCGAACGCTATTTTACCGATATAATTTAACGGTGTTACATCAGGGCTCATCCACAGAGAACCATCGTCTCTGAATATTTGCAGGCCATAAGTCATGGTTGAATGACTCCGTTATTGATAACAGACAAGCACCGGGCATTCCCCGGAAGCATTGGCATAGGTCAGCGTGTTACCACTGACTGATGCTGTTGCGGGAACGGTTGCCACACTTTCAAGGTTCGTGATGTAATTCAGCGGGATCGCCTGAAGTGACTTACCTGTAACGCCTGCGTAGGTTTTCGTCCCACTCCCGGAAGTGATGAAATCCACAATAAACGAGGGAACAAAACGACCGACCAGTTCCACACCAGACGCATTAAATAACTGGACGCCGTAAGCCATAATCCTCCCCTGTGCAGGTATAGTTTTTTAACAGGTTCCGATTTTTCCAGGGACTTCCCATAAAATGGGTATTGAGCGTATTAACAGGCCTTATCCAGAGCACCCCATTTTTATCTATCCGCACCTGTTTAATCTTGATTACATCAAATTTCTTGTTGAGATTAACTACTGAGGCATATTCCCCCCGGCAATTAACGTTATGTACTCCATCATTCAGCGTTGCGCAGCCGCTAATACTGACCAACAACAACGCGCAAAGTACCGTTCTGGTCATAGACTCTTTGCCCTGTATTATTAATAACGTTACGCCCTTGCCCTGCAAGGGAACCATTAATTTCCAGCGTTCCACTTTTATCCATACGCCAGCCGGTGGTCTGGGACACCCAATTATTGGACTGAATGTAATTGCCAATCTTGGCATCAGTGATCGTGCCATCCTGAATAAAAGCTGAGCTGATAAAGACCTGACCGTTAACAATGGCGAACGGTGAATAAGCGGTACCCCCGCTCCCACTCATAACGACGAACTGATTGGCATTGAAACCAATGCGCGTTGTCACTGGCTGACCGGAAGGTGCCAGTACGGCAATGGTCATCCCGGCGTCGTAGTAATTGCCGTTAAGGTTCACACCCGCTTTCATGCTGTAGATTGCAGACCCGCCAGAACTGCTAAATACAGATGTCATCTTCTGCTCAAGCGCGGCGGTATTGGTTATTAACTGATTGCCAACCGCCTGAAACTGAGCAGATACCAGTGTCGTCTGTTCAGCAAACGCTTTGTCCAGATCAGCAACTGTGGTTCTCACCGTCAGAATATCGGCGCGGTTCTCGCCATACATTTTGAACTGGTGATCAACTGACGAATTGTTATTCAGCGCATTCTGCAACAGGCCTTCGATGTTGGTGTCAATCTGGCTGGAGAGTCGTTCACCATCTTCCGAAGTCAGGAAGTCTTTAGCGATATCGCCCAGGTAATCATCAGCATTATCGTTCGCCATGCCGCGAACCCAGTCGGTATACCCTGACTCGTTACCCGTCTTATCAACCAGTTGCGCCCGGTACCAGAATACTTGCCCCGCACGAAGGCCGAGTTGGGTGTATTCGGCCTGCGGATAAGGGACGTCCGTCAGAAGTATCGAATCCGAATAATCCGCGTTCGGCGTGTACTGGATCTCCGTTTTCAGCGTGTCGGCAGTGTTGGCGGGGAATCCCCAGTTAAGACGAATACCCCAGTTGATTGGCGTGGCCACAAACCCAACCGGCTTTGGTGGATTACCCACCTTTCCGGTTAATGTTTTTTCGGCTGAATAACCCCATCCACTTGAAATCTCTGCCGCATTGATTGCACGCACACGCACTATATATCGACCAGAGTAAATACCCGGCACATCGAATGATGTAGTAGAGCTACGCGGTACACTGACCCAGTTTCCTTCATTACGACGCCACTGAGCCTCATAAGAAATAGCGTTACTCGCCTGGTCCCAGCTCACGCGCATGGTTTCCACGCTGATGCCCTGCTGCACGACAGAGAAAGAGTTAATGACGATATTGTCTGGCGCTGTCTGGCTGCCAGGGGGAATGACACTGACCGGACGCTCATCAATCAACGCGCCGGTATCAATGCGGGCATATTTATCCGGATCGTAATACGCGCCAGAGATAGTAAACGTGCCGTCGTTATTATCCGTCACGCTCACTACTCGATATTGTTGAGCGTAGAGCTCATCCGACTCCACCACCCAGACACTTTCTGCCTCGGGAGTTTCGCCATACGCCACCGTCACGGTGACGACATTATCGTTTACCGCCTGGATGGTCCTGTTCTGCGCAGAACCGGATGGTAGGTTAAGGATAAGTCTGTCGCCAGCAACGACATCAGGTTTTCGGTCAAGTGTGATAACTCGGCCATTTACAGCGCGAATACGTCCACCCGTAACTTTCCCGGAAAGCATTTCATCAGCCACGGCAATGATATAACCAGGCTGGGGGATCATGCCGTCCAGTCCGACAGAGAACGAAATAATACGGTCTTTGTTGTTGGTCAGAATGCCCCAGCGCCCTTTTCGGTTGGCTTCCGACTGACGGGTGCACCCGATTGCCGTCAGCTCGAGCTGGTTAAAACCATAACGGGAAACCAGATTCTGCTCAAAGACCGACTCCATCGCATCAGAGTAAGCGTTATCCGGATCGGACCAGGACACCAGTGCCGTGGTGTATCGGGTTTTGGTTGTGCTACTTGAGTAAGTGAACTGACCATCAATAACGTTTGCTCGTGTGTAGCTGTAATCGATGTCCCTCGGCATGTCTGCCAGCGCGACAATCTGATTTCCGCCCCAGTAGGTCATCCCTCTGAATATCGCTGCAAAATCACGCAGCACCGTATATGCATCATTTCGGCTCTGGACATAAACGTTGCAAACATAGCGTGGCTCTGTGCCACTACCACCCTTTCCATCCGGTACCATTTGATCGCAATACTGGGCGACCTGATACAGCGTCCATTTATCTATGTTCGCCGCCGTCAGCCGATTACCCAGGCCAAAGCGATCGCTTACCACTACATCGTAAAATATCCACGCAGGGTTATCCGTCCACGCCCATTTGAATGAGCCAGTCCAGGTGCCACTGTAAGTGCGGTTTATCGGATCGTAATTATCCGGCACGCGAATAACGCGCCCACGAGGTTTGCAGGATACTGGAGGGATACTGCCGTTAAACTGACTGGAATCGAACTCGATATAGAGAAGCGCAGTATTAGGGTAGCGAAGTTTCGCATCGATGACTTCTGTATAACTCTGCAGTGTCATCGTATCGCCAATCCTGGCGCTGTTCGCATCAGCCGTCAGTTTACGCAGGCGAACGGTCCAGGTGCTCCCGGCCTGAGGCAAATCGAGTCGGTGACTACGCTCATAACCTGATGTGGTTTTGCCGGTGACCGATGTATTGATTACGGTCTGCCAGGTTCCGCCGTCAGTTTGCAGGTCGATGGCATAATTGATGGAGTAACCCACCAGATCGCCGTCGTCTTCCTGGTTGAACAGCGAAGGCCATTTCAGGCGCAGACGAACGGCTGAAAGTTGCGTATTGGTAAAGGTATGCGTCCAGGCGACCGTACTTTTAATCTCAGTACCTACACTGATTTCGTTCTCGGTTCCCGGCATTCCCTGAATATAGGCTTGTGCCTGAGCGCCGGAGCGAAACTCCCACGCCACCCCACTAAAATTCGCTGAGCCGTCCGTGTTCTCAAGTGCAGTACCATCAAGAAAAATACTTTTCCCATCCAGCCCACCAGCAAACTCACCTTCACCTAACGCGATTAGCAACTTTGCCTTTGCAATCGACTGCAAATCATCAGGCTGTTCGGTCGGGGTACGGGATGACGAAGAGCCGCCCTTACGCCCTTTAATCAGGTTCTTTGCCATATTGCGTCCATAAAAAAACCACCCGCAGGTGGTTAATTGAATTCGTGATTTTTACTGCTGATCTTCGACGTAGATACCAGCCGAAATTATAGCGCCCCCGATCAGGCGTTCACCATAGAGCAGGGGCACTGGATAACCCTGGGCGGCGGTATTCGTCACGCCACCGAAAGCATACGATGCCTGGTTATCGGCGCTCTGTTTGCTGGCAAGCCCACCGGGCTGAGGAGAGAGCATCTGGATAACTCCTCCAGCCATTAAGGCCACACCTGGTGCGACCAAGGCCATACTTGCTCCCGCAGTTACGCCTGATAGCGCATAACCTGCGATAACTAACACTGCTCCAAGTATTGTCTGCAAAAGTCCTGCTTTTTTGCTGCCAATTACTACAGGAACGATACGGATCACATCTTCAGTCACGGGAAAGCCAAGGTCATCTTTCCCAATATTTTTCTTTCCTCTAAAGATGGCATATGTCAGTCCACGAAGTTTGCTTGTAATCATGAATTTTTCAAAGCCAGCAACGGTTGCAGCCAAGGCTCTTGTGGCCTCATGAATCGTACTAATTAACCGATAATGAGTTTTCCCAAATGTCTTGCCTAACACACCGCCTAGCTCGATTTTCACCATTATCTCTTGCATATTTGCTCCATTAAAAAAAGCCGCTCTTGCGGCTTCGTTTAAATGTTTGATGGTCTTAAATCTAATCCGGAACTTGTATCGCCTGTTATTCGGAATTTTTGTGTTTCATGAGATTGAATTAAGGTTGCATTTTCTTTCATTGGCTGACCAATTTGATATCCACATAACCCCTTACCGTCTTTATCACCTGATATGCCTAGAATATGCCTCCCCTCCTCAACCTTTATCGATATACTTTCTCCAGTATCGATTCGAGCCAAAGCTTTGCCATCAACTAATACGGTAACGAAACACCCACCACCAGCAAACCAGCCTTTATCGCGGGTTATAATTAGCGTGGAATCCCCATTAGATGCTAATAGAATCCGTTCCAAAGGGACGGGTTTAGCAGTCTCGCTAGCTGTAGGGGTTGTTGAGCATCCTGCTAGCCCCGCAAACATCAACGCAATTATTAGTTTTTTCATGTCCTTACCCCCTTTGATGACGTTAGGGCAATCCTAGCGAGTTTGCGACGCAAGGGGAAGTAAAGCAGTCACTTTGCTGCTGATGTATTACTTCTGGCTCTCGCAATCTCATCCCCCAATGAGGTAACTAAACCTTTGTTGTAGTCTAAATTATTTCGGCAGGTTTTAAGATTGCTGGAAATATTTTCAATTTCCCTCGCTTGATTTGACTGCTCTGCTGCATCCAACATAGCTATGATAGAATTTGATGAATCCTCCAAACAGTTCATCTGCTGCTTAGCAAAGAAGCCATTGTGTATGGTTAACCCCAGCATAGAAGTAGGTATGTAAATGCCTAGAATCCCCGCTACGATCCAAACTATAACTTTAAGCTTAAAAGGCATTTCCAACCCTCCATTTGTACATGGAAGATATCAGCCATATCAGAATTAAATATATCGACCTTACAGTGATTTACCTTATTACTGTAGCTACAAGTAAAAATACCTGAGCGGGCTATATAAAAGCTTTGTATCTTAAAATTTTCATTGTTCGCTCAATCCAATAACCACCATAGGGAACCCGCTGGCTGAGATGCCCGTACATATGGTGCAGCAGCATATTGCCCTCAAGCAGTATTCCGGCGTGGTTCCACTTGTTGGCCTGCACCTGCATGATGACCATATCTCCCGGTTGAGGTGGCCCAGTAAACTCCCGGAACCCACATTCATACCAGTGTTCCTGATAGAAGTTCTCAGGGTAATTGTCTTCCCACCAGGGGTAATCGACACGATAATCTGTCAGCTCGATGCCGTGCACCTGTCGGAAGTAGCTCATCACCAGACCCCAACAATCAAAACGCCCTAATACAAATGGACGCTCGAGTAGAGGAAGTTCGCCGCGAGGCTGAATGGTCCGCAAATCTCCTTCAGGCCAGCTGACAATATGCCAGGGCAGCAGCGTGGCATCGCATTGTGCCTTGTCCAGTTCACTGGGTTGTGTCGTTGCATCAGGGTGACTGTGTACGATGGCGGTCACCGTTCCCCAGTCCTCCGCCGTGACATAATCCTCCTGGCTCAGATGGAAATGCTCTGTGGGTTCGGACGCCAGATTGCGGCACGGGTAATAACGCTCTACCCGGCTTTTTTGCGCCACAACGCCACAACACTCCCGCGGATACTCGGCAGCAGCATGCGCCATGATGGCATCAAGGGTTTTCTGCCGCATGACTAACTCCTGATAAGTGACGTGCCGGGGAAACCACCAAATGGTAGCTCTTCATGTTCACCAAAACGCAGTTTACAACCTCTCAGCGTACCGCTGCATTTATCAAGCGACGGGTCGCTAACCGGGTTGTTTTTGTCATCAAAGTAGAGTGTTCCGGTGTAGTCACAGCCATCACCTGTGCGGTACTTACCACGAATGCACCAGGAACACAGCGAATGAAGCTGCCGCGTCGGGATCATCAGCCCTTGTAAATCCATCGGGCTGCTCAGCGTAAACTCGATAACCTGATTAGTTTCCGCACTCTTGCTGTCGATGTAATACACCTGCAGCTTTTCCTGCGTCGGATCGGCTGAAGGGTTGCCAGTCGGGAAATTCTTCGCATCCAGATACTGAGCTAGCGTGTCATGGATCGTGACTTTTGCCTGCAGCAGGTCATCGTAATGAAGGCAAAGGGCAGTGATTGAACCATCAAGGTTAGCGACCGATAGTTTAGGTTGTGCCGCACTGCCACTCGTTGAGGTTTCAATGCCCTCAATCTGACATGGCCACGCTTTGTATTCGACGCTTTGCCACCAGATCGATTTAGCAGGCAACTTCGATTCATCGCCACCTGCAGCCAGAATTTCAGCTTCAGTGTGAGCAATGCTGTGAGAATGAAACCTTAGTACATCACTAACTCCGAACGCAGTGCCGTCCACTTCAAAAACACGGATGGCATTTCCCGGCTCAAGCTTTTGATAATCGCTGTTTAAACTCATGGTGCAAATGCCTGTTCAAATGTGGCTGTAATTGTCATGACTTTATTGTTTTTAACTACCTTCTGTAGGCTGTCTGCAGCCACTCGCCATAATGCCAACTCCCCAAAAGGTGGGGTGAAAGTGAACGATTTTGTTTTGTGACGACGAAGGAACGCGTGGATTTGTATTGCAGTTTCTGGCTTGCCTGTGAACGAATACTCATAGGTGAGCGTTTCGTCATTCAGCCCAGAGCCGGTGACCTGAACATACCCATCACCGAATTGGGCTTTGCGAATAGCATCTTTGCTCTTTGTTGTAGGCTGGCTGGCAGACTGAATCCCCCAGCTAAAAGCTTCTATCGCCATAATCGTTACCTGCGGTTAGTTAAATTCCAGATAATACCGCCCGGACGCGCCTCCTTAGCGATCCCCTCTGTTATCGATTTATTGACAACTTGCTGATAGGCGCGACCAAGCTGATCGTTACTTGTCTGTTGATCAGAGTTTTGAGGATTCTGGACAGTTACAGGTGCGTAGACGCTAACGCCTAAAGGCGTCGCAAACGTGGAAATGCTATTTCCTACATAGCCACCAGAAGCATACCCTTTCATCATCTGGTAAAGATTTCCTACACCAATACGGCTTGTCGCCTCTTTGGTGAAAACAAACTCGCCGCGATGAACCACACCCGCGGGATCGTATTTACCTCCAGATCCGGTATAGCCCCCCTCCGCATACCCAAGTGCCGAAGTGGCTGAATCAACCATGCCGACCAGTGCTTGCTTAACCAGGATTTGGGTCAGCATGCTAAGAATGGATTTGGTAAAATCTGCAAAATTACCTTTACCCGTCATTAACATGTCAGACAGGCCTTTGCTTAATCCATCAAATGTAGCTGTCGCCACAGAGCGCATTTGTCCATAAGCGTCCCCTGCTGAATCGGCATAATCTGCCCAGGCTGATTTCCCGCCAGCCTTCCAGTCATCACGCAACTTATCCTGTTCACCGTAGTAATTTTTTAGCGCCGCAAGTTCATTCTGATAACCCTGGTCTTGATCAGTACCACCTACATTTTTCCAGCCCTGTAACAGCTGCGCTTCCTCGAGACGACGCTGGGTAGCGCGGCTGCTGTGCCCTGCGCTATCCGTTAATGCTTTTGTCTTCTCCCCCATCTGTGTCACATATTTCTTCGACGCGTCCTGGAGGCGATTAAGCCTTTCCTGAATAACAATCTGGTCGCCCAGGCGCGCATTTATCTCAGCCTGCGCCAGCACCTTGTCTTTATTGGCCAACAGCGATTTTTCATCATCGCTTAGCGTACGGGTACGGGATGCCTGTTCAAGAATGGTGAATCTGGCCTGCTGCTTCCAGAGATCCTGGCGCTGCTGGCTGATTTTGTCGTTGATACCGGAATGCTTGCTCAGTACTTCGAGCTGGGTCTGAAGCTCGAGGGTTTGCGCATTGGTTGAGTCGGTAAGCTTAGTGCCACCAGGCGTGCGGGTTTTCGTCGGTTTCTTTAACGAATCCTCATACTCTTTTTTGGCTGCGGCCATGTTGACGTTGTAGTCAGCCTGAACAATTCGCCCTTCTTTGAGCGCTTTATTCAGTTCGTTCTGACGTGCGGTGTACTTCTCAATTGCAGACTGCGATTTTGTATAATTTGCCTGAGCCTGCTGCGCGTATTTTAGCTTGTCTGCTTCTGCATTCGCTTCACGCTTCGCATTTTCCAGACCCAACTGGGAATTTCGGGCTTGTTGTTGCGCCATATCCAGCGCAACCCGAGCCTGCTCTCTGTCAGTCCAGTAACTCGCCCGGGCATCATCTTTAACAAACGGGTCGTTCTTGCGCAGGCTCCAGATTTTGTCAGCTTTATCGAAAGCATCCTGCGCTTTCTTGAGCATCTGCTCGGAGGTATCCGGACGTCCGATATCCAGCGCCGCATCCCACATCGATTTGAACGCTTTGGACAGTGAATTAGCTGCTGATTCAATTGTCCCCATATTGTCGCGGATAGATTTGCTCTGCTCATTAAAACCAGCAGTAGCAACCTCATTTGCCGCCTGTAACGCGCCAGCAGCATCACCAGCACGCTGTAGTGCGGCAACATGTGCAACCTGTTCTGCGGTGACATTATGAAACTGCTGCGCCATAGCCAGCAGGCCTGACGCGGGGTCATTCGCCAGTTTGCCGAATGCTTCGGCTACCTTTTCAACCGGTAATCCGGATGCACTGGTAAATTTCGCGACAGAAACGGACAAGTCTTCAAAGTTTGCACCGGCACGTACACCAGAATTAACCAGCGCGGTCAGTGCGTCGCTAGTCTGATTGAAGGTCAGGCCAGACTTTTCACCCGCTTCGGCAATACTCTGCATGCGCAACGCTGTTAACCCGGCAGCATTACCCGACAGCACCAGCGTTTTGTTGAAATTAGAAAGTGTGGCGGAACCCTGATAGAACGAATACGCCAGCGTACCGGTTGCAGCGGCCAGTGCTCCGACCCCTAGCACTGCCGGGGACAGGGTACTCAGCAACGCCGAAAACATCGGTCGGATGCCACCGAACATATCTTTAACCTGACCACCCTGTTGAAGCAGGATTAACCAGGGGCTTTGACCACCTGCCAGCTGAGTGGCCACATCAGTAAACTGAGCAGGCAACATACGCATGGCATTGCTGTATTGACCAACAGACAGGCCTGCTTTTTTGGCTGCAATTTCTTGTTTAGAGAATGACTGCTGCACCTGAAGAGCTGCATCATTCGCAGCCTTACCGGTTCCGCCAAACGACTTTTTGACCCGCTCAACCTGTTCCTGGAATTTTGCAGCATCCAGATTAAGGTCGACAACCAGATCACCCACTGCCTGGGCCATAGCGCATACCTCCTAAACTTTCAGCGACTGACATCATGGTGTCGCCATCCACTTCACCGGGCGCTTGCATATCAGCAGGTGGATCGAGAAGACTAAAATCACGAGGGGTGATGTCGGTATCCTTGCAGAGCATTGACACAACAAGATGACTCAGGCGGGAAAAGTGCGTATCAAGCTGATCAGTTTGAAAATACTGATAGCTGTAAAAGTTTCCCCACTCAGCAAACTCAGAAGATGACATGCCGGCGAGCATGTTGCGCCAGTCGGGACGGTTGAATTCCCTCGCCAGCTTCATGACAAAATTCAGCTCACCGGCGTAGGCTTTTCCGCTGTAATTTCTTCCTGCTCAGCCTGATTTTCATCATCCGTAACCGTTTCCTGTTCTGGCGGGAGCATATCGGAGAGCTTTTTAACCATAAATTCAGCCGCGCCAATCATTTCAGGCGACCAGCCACTCATAACCTGCTGATGCAAAGTTTCCACATCAGGCCCGGTAATATCAGCCTGCCAGAGTGACATCGACACCAGTCGTCCTGCGGCTTGAATATTCCGTGCCACTAGAAAATGATAATGCTCTGGATCGTCAGCATTATCAGGAAGGTCTTTATTCAGGTCGGCGTAATATTTCAGGTGTTCAATTCGCTGTAACGCTGACAGTTCATAGAGCGTGACGGTGTGACCTTTAAATTCAAACGGTTCTGATTTCAGAAACATGGGTGACTCCAGGAAACTGGGGCCGAAGCCCCTTTGATCAGGATACGGTGACTTTATCGATACCAACGAACAAGCCATCATTTGTCATGACAATGATTTCAGCGCTACCCGCTGCTTTGCCGGTAATTGTCAGCACATCTCCATTAGCTTTAACCGTTACCTTTGTCAGATCAGAGCTAGAAACACGGAAGGTTTTATCCGTTGCCCCAGCAGGATTAACCGTGACACTCACAGTATCGGTAGCACCAACCGCAATCGCGGAGGTAGTTTTATCGAGTGTTACCCCTGTTACAGCGATAACCGGCGCGCGCGTTTCCTCTGCCAGTGATGGTTTGCCGTTATTGCTGATTTTCACGCTACGGGTGATCACTTCTTTTGCCGGGATGGTTTTACCCAGGCTGCTCACCCACCCTTTAAACACATCAACAGTGCCGTTCGGGTATTTGATTTTGTAAGCGCGAACATCACCAGCGTAGAACCAGTCCACCAGGCTTTGCTGTCCTGACTCTCCAGGTTTCCATGCCAGCGTAAAACTGGCTTCACCGGCAGATTTTTCACCCTGTGCAGTGCTTGCCCAATCCGCATTCGGATCATCTATATAGGTATCGTCGTACGATTGTGCGGTCAGTTCGCCCGGCGTAATTTCTTTAACTTTAGCCGTTCGGGTCCAGTCAGTGTCGCTGGTCGGATTCGCATAAGGGTCGCCCACACCGGTATAAATCCAGAGTGTGGTACCGGCCCCCTTTACGGGTTCAAGCGGGTTTGGGGTTGGCATAGTTGCCTCACATTGTGTAAGAGAGTGAATACTTCATATCAGCAGAGCCCCACGTCGCCATTTCGTCATCACGTTGGTAGTCGTAGCCCTGAGGTGACATGGTTTCAACCAGGTCACTCAGACCGGGGATGCTTTGTAAGTTGGGGTAGACGCGGCTTTCCATCCACTCATCCAGGGCAGAATCAGTCTCAGCGGCTTTCAGGAAGACTTCGATATGCAGGATGGCGTGCCACAGATCTTCATCAACGGATTCTTCCGTTGACTGTGCATCGGTTAAGTAGACGGCAAGTGCCGGGAGGTCTTCAGGATCAAGAACGGCAGGCCGCCCATCGAACCAGGTCACTGAGTCAGTAATACCGGCCTTGAGTGCCAGGATGATCGCAACACGGATTTGCGGATGTTTCATTTAATCAGTACCAGTCGGAGTTGATTGCGCAGGGCAGCAGACAGTTCTTTAGGCAGGTCCGTTTCAGTAAGCTTCGTGCTCTGCTCTTTAAAAGCAGTGGTCAACGGTTCAGCCATCGGAATACTCACCACTTTGAGCGGGTAGCGTGCCGCGGTTGTACGCTGCAAAACATGCCAGCGACCGTTACTTAACTGCTGAATAAAGGCGCCGGGGAAACGAAAGCGCCCTACCTGTAGCACGCTTCGTATGCCGTTTTTATCCCGCTTACGCCGTGACAGCCGCATTGTTGCCGGTCCTAACTTGATAGCGGGTAAATTACCCCGGTTCACTCTGATAGTGGCCTGAGGTTTTCGCACCGTGGCTTTTTTAAGCCGGGCGCGTTGATTCACCAGCTTCAGCGGTACCTTTGTTTCCTTTGCCACTTCACGCGTGCTGCGACTGATAGCGCGGGTGGCAATGCGGTTGATAGCTTGTGACGAAGCGCGAGGAACCGCAGTTTTGCTGATGCTGTCGAGATTGGCTATGGCTTGTTCCAGTCCTTTGATGGACATGACGCCTCCTACTCAATCCAGATTTGTGGTTTGCCGTTAAAGGTTTGCTGGCGAGTGACTTTGTACGGCTTCCCCTGCCAGATAACATCATCCCCTCTGCGGGGTTTCAGGACGGAAGAGAACACCACCAGCGATAAACCATCACCGACCAGAGGCCCCATCTCTGCAACAAACTGACTTTCGATAGCACTGGAAGGTTCACCGTTAATCTGTACCGGCTCGCCCATGACTGTCACCGTAGCCGCATCCATTCGCGACGCGAACTGGGCAAAGGGACTAGCCATTCAGACGAACGGCAATCGTGGTGGTATTTGCCGCCGCCGCCTCCCAGGCTTTTCCAGCCGACGTAGCACCAGTTGCATCAATCTGCACTTTGCCATCTTTGATGTTCAGCGTTTTCCCCTGGGGAATGTTGTCGGCTGCCAGTTTCGGCAATACGACCACACCGCTCGTGATCCCCTCGCCATATCCGCCTGCAGGAATATCGGCAATCGCCACGGCCAGTACATCGCCGACAGGCACGGGAGTACCACTGAGAATGGCATCAGTACCTGTATTCTTAAGGGTGATGGTATGACCATCCTGGAGATAATTTTTCATCGCTAAGCTCCATGGCCCCCGATCGGGAGCCGAATTTCAGACATAAAAAAAGCCCTTTCGGGCAACTGGAGGGACGTTCTGATTACTTACCAGTGGATTTCACCAGACCACGATAATCCAGTGCCCCCACACCCGCATCGATACGTACTTTCGTCGCGATGCCGTCAGTGGTGAAACCTTCCTGCTGGTCGATGTAAGGCGCATCCACGCCATTCAGATACGCCACCTCGATGGTGTCAGTACCCTGCGCAGCCGCCAGATACCACGCCGCTGGATCAGCATCATCCAGACGCGCTTCGGCAATCACTTCAGCAAAGTTCTGGATTGGGTTAATTACCCCGGCATTCACATCAGCACCTTTCACGCTGGCAGACTTGATGGTCTGGTTGGCGACCGTTTCCAGCGCAACCGGTACCAGGACGTAAGCCGGACGAATGTTCAGTGCACGTTCACCCTCTTTCTGGGTGCGCATTAACTGGCGACCTTTATCCAGATTGCTGATATCGATAGCACCGGTGGCCATGTTTTTATGGTCTGCATGGAAGAGCGCTTTCCCATCGGACAACTTGCCATTTGCCGTCAGTGTGGCATAAACCAGATCGCCAATAGTCGCCTTCGCTGCGCGACCCATTTTCATTGGCACATCGGTCAACTGATTCAGATCATCGTTGATGATGGCCTGGCGGGTCACAGAGAAGATTTCGCCGTAGGTGGCCAGCGCGATGGTTTCGCCCTTATCGGCAGTGGTGATGTACTTATACTCCGCACCTTCGCGCACCTGACGCAAGGAAGGAAAACCACCCATACCGACACGGTGAGCTGTTTTAAAGTCTGACAGCTGACCTTTTTTGGTCCATTGCTCGAAGGTTTCTGCCGATTCGTCCCAGCCCTGCAACAGCGCCTTATTCGCCACATCCAGCAGGATATTGCCAAAATCAGAGGTGCTGTGAGTCAGTGCGAAACCGACCATCTGCATCGGATTATAAGAAGCCACACCGAAACCGCGCTCTGTCAGTGACATGCGCGCCAGCTCACGCAATGTTGTGCCGTTATAAACGTTATCACGCTGTAAATCTTCATAACCGGCACGCGCCATCAGCGCCTGACGGATACCATCCCCGACAAAGTTACCGTTACCCGCGTAAACATGTGCCTGAGTCTGTGTCTGGGTTGTTTTGTTAGATGGCGTCGCGCTCTTGCCCAGTTCAGCCAGCAGTTTATCTTTGGCTTGTGCGATGGAGCATTCAACATCAGAAACGCACTGTTCCTGCAACTCCAGATGCTTACCACCGAACATGGCAAACAAGTCTTTAATTCCGTTTACACGCGCTTTTTGCTCGGTCAGCACCTGCTGGCGAATTTCAGTTTCGTTGATGTTTTCCGGCGCGTTGATTGTCTGCGCTGGGGTATTTTGCAGCGGCTCACGCGGCACGGTATTGCGTGGTGGGGTGATCATGTTGCGGATTGTGCGTGGCATCTTCTCGAATTCCTCAATACGTTTTGACTGAATACAGGCCATAGCCTGAAGGGATGGAGTAACTTCGTCGGCAAAACCCAGCGCCAGGCATTCTGCACCGGAAAGCCAGGTCTCGTCCTCCAGCATGGCGGCAATATCTTCCTGAGATTTTCCGGTTTTTTCCATGTACGCCGGAATAAGAACGCCTTCGAGCTTATCCAGCAAATCGGCATAATCACGCATGTCATTCGCGTCGCCACCGGTAAAGCCCCACGGTTTGTGAATCATCATCATAGTGTTTTCCGGCATGATGACCGGGTTACCCACCATGGCGATAACTGACGCCATCGATGCAGCCAGGCCGTCGATATACGCAGTGATTGATGCACCGTGATGTTTCAGGGCATTAAAAATGGCGATGCCATCAAAGACATCGCCACCTGGGGAGTTAATGTGAAGGTTGATATGAGTGATATCGCCCAACGCTTTGAGATTGCTCACAAACTGTTTCGCAGTCACACCCCAGTAGCCAATTTCATCGTAGATATAGATATCGGCTTCGCCTTCATTGCGTGCCTGCATCCGGAACCAGCTATTTTTTGTGCTGGCTTTCGGGCGGTTCATTACCCGGTTTTTCTTCCTGGCCACTGGTGGCTCCTTTGTCATTAGCCGGGTCGGTATCAAACACCAGACCCTGCTTGCGGTTTTCGTCGACTTCCGCTTTACGGCGGCGTTTCACATCATCCGGATTCGCGCCACGTGCACGCACCCATTCACTTTCTGTAGCTGCACCACCGCGTAGCAGTATTTTCCAGGCATTTGCCTCTTTAACCGGGTCAATCCACGGCATTACCGGCCCCGAGAAAACAGCGCTATAGAGAGATTCTCTATCAACCCCATTCGGTACCGTGATTTGGCCTGAGGCGATTGCCATTTTCAGCCAGGCGCGGTATATCGGGCGGGTAACGGCGGCAATGAAGGCGTTCTGCAGGACGAAATATCCCTCGGTTGTCTCCACCAGCTCCTGCCGTTGTGCGCTATATGTGCCGTCATAATTACGTGCGATGCTGGAAAAGCTGCCTCGTGAACCTGCCGCCACGGCGCGGAGTTGTCCGTTACGGAAAGACTCAAGGTTAGCGTTTGGGCGATCTGACTTAATCATTCCGATATCTTCACCAGGCCGAAGATCGTCAAAAAGCATACCGGGTTGGATATCCAGCTCACGGCTTTCGCCAGACGCGTCCTCAGGATAGGTCTGCCCATCCCCTTTTTTGATGTACATACCCAGTGCCGCAGCAATGCGTGCTGCGGTCAGTTCTGAATCCTCATACTCCTTGAGCGCAGATAGGCGTATCAAAACACCGGCCAACATCGAATTACCCCGGATCTGATGCAGGCGACGCATAAATTTGAGGTGCAACATGCTCTCGGCACCAATATCTTTTGTCTCGCCCTGCCTCATTCCCTCCGCTGGCAGATTTTTGTACACCAAGTATTTGGTTGGTCGCCCCCAGTCATTGAGATAAATGCCCTGGCATAATTTATTGGCCGGTTCACTCCGCTCCATCGGGACAAAATCAGGCTCGAGGGCTTCCAGCCAGAAGGGAATACCCGCAACCGGTGTTAATCCATTGCCAGTACCACTCACAAGCTGCGCAAACACTTCCCCGTCGCGCAACCAGGTGCGTGCCATAAGCCGTTCAAGTACCGGGCGGGTAAATTGTCCCGTCACATCCGGAGAGACTGACCACTCCGCCCATTTGCCGCGAATTTGCTTAGCAAGTTCACTGGATACCGCGCCTGACTTCAGTAAGGGTTGGGGTTCTACAATAATGCCATTCGCCCCGACGATGCGTTCCTCGAGCTTATCGAGCAGACCAATAACCAGATCGTGATTACAGTCCAGCCAGCGGGCTTGTTCTCGTAGTGAGCGACCGCCAAACTGAGTCAACTGATTGGCTGAACGGTTTTCACGTTTTGCCTGGTGGGTTCGTGTTGGCAATACTGCCTCATAGGCCTGGATCATCATGCGGGATTTGAGTCTTCCTGCTTTCCAACCAGGCGAAAGGAATCCAATCAGGTTGTCGAGGGCACTCATTGTCTGAACCTCGCCAGTTTGAACCCGCCCCGTCCATTCCTTGCTGCAGATGCGGAGGCAAGCTTGCGTTCCCACTCCTGGCGTCCCTTACGGATTTCACTCAGGTTTTCCATTGTCATTTGCTGGCCGTTAAAGGTAATGGATTTCCCCCCGAGGATTGCTATCTCAGCGTCGGTGTATTTCCGGACCATGTCCTGAATATCATTAAGCGTCACACCCAGCCTCCTGATTTAGATGGTGCCCATGGCGATTCGTGGGCTGGTTTCTTTGTCTTTGTAGCTGATACTGCCGGTAGCGGTTTCTCAACTGCTGCCACAACCGACATATCCGTTGAGGGCTCATCCATAAGATAGGTCTCACGACGCGCCCACTCTGGCGCATCAGGCCATTTAATCTTTTCGTAACCGTGGAGAATGACCAGAGCATGCGCATACACCATGAGGTCAAACGCTTCGTTAGCGCCCTTGCCGGGTTTAGTCCATTTGCCATCTACTGAACGCTCCTCGTAGGTCAGTTCATCGTAAAACCAGCTGCCCAGCCAGTCCGGAAAGTGGACATAGTTAGCCCCCGGTACATCGCGCCATAGCGCATTGTTGATCCGGTCCTTAAGAGCGTTGGTTTGAAGAAGGTAAAGCGGGATATCACCAGCCGCTTTTGCCCTACGGGTTGAGCGGCCTGTATTGTCCGGGAAGGTACGGGTAATGAGTTTGCTGCGCGTCTGGCTGTCACCTTTGAATAACCAGACTTTGCGTTGCAGACCATCACGACGGCAGCGGCGCCAGAACTGGTAGGCGTTGTCGGTAACACCATCTTCACCGCCGGAATCCACGCCCATTGCCAGCAGGCTCATCCGCTTTCCGGGTTCGCCATCGAGCGCCCAGGTTTTATCGAGCACATCGGTGCGTAATAAATCCCAGTCTTCGGGATAACTGCCCGGGTCAATATGCAGACTTTCGCCCTCAGGATTACATCGCATGGATTGCGTGATGTTGTAGCGATCGACAATCCATCGCTCTCCCTGGGCGCCATAGCCAATTACCTGAACGACGAAGCGGCGATTCTTACCACCCTGAACATCGACCGTCGCCACCATAACTTGAACACCTGCTGGAACCCTGCGTTTCTCGACCAGCTCCGCACGCAGCTGAAGTTCGTCACCTTTGCGCTGCTCGAGGCTGGCGCGCGGCAGATAGGGTAGTCCCCAGTCGGTATTGATCACCGTCTTGAGAGTTTCTTCGCTGCCGTTGACTTCATATTCCTGCTCGGCGGTCAGTAGTTTGTAAACCAGTTGCTGCCAGCTCTGGTAAGCGGCTGCCGGACCTTCCATCCAGAACGAAGCGATACGAGAACGACGCGCCTCACCCGTTATGTTGCCTTCTCGGTCAATTTTCTGACCCTCACGCAACCAGATGCCCTTCATATTCAGGCTGCGTTTCATATCCGCAGTAATCACCCCGGAACACGATGGGCAGATAATATGAGCAGCTTCACTGGCTTTCACCGGATCGCTGATTTCGCGATATCCGGTCATAGCCTTCATTTCAGGCTGGAAATGTTCACCGCAGTGCGGGCAAGGCCAATACCAGCGACGGCGATCACCGCGGTTATAAAGAGACAAAATCCCGGTTGTAGGTGGCGCTTCGTGCTCTGAGCTGCGACGCCATTTGGTATCGCGAATATCACGCCCGGGTGAGCTTTCCACCAGCGTCATACCAGAGGACATAAAGGTGGTCGTACGTTTCGATGCAAGTGAAAAGGCATCACCCTCCCCGTCAATATCTTCCGGGAAACGGTCATAATCAGTGAGCGCTACGCATTTGTAGTCTGATGAGGACATGATATTGACTGAGGGCCAGCCAATTTTGAGGTAATTCCCTGCCCGGAATGTCCGGTCGTAAACGTTGTTATCGTTACGCCTTGGGCTGAGTCGTTTCGCGACCTGTGGACTACAGCGAAAAGTACGATCGAGACGTTTTTTAGAGTGCTCACGCGCTTTCTCTTCCGTCATCTGAATAATCAGCATGTCCGACGGGTCACACACGACGTTATAAACCACCCAGCCATCTATCAGGCCAATTGTCTTACCGGTTCGCGCAGGGCCTACAAACACCACCGCATCATATTCACGCGACGCCAGGCAGTTCATTGGCTCGATGACATACGGGGCTAAATTTGGGTCCCACGGAACAGAGTTTCCAGCCCCCATTGGCACGCGCATATATTCAGTGACCGCATCGGCCACCAGCATGCGGCTTGGGGCACGAAGTATTCCAGGCACATCCCTGCGGATGCCCCGGGCAGATGCCCGCTTCGCCATCAGTCCTCCTCTGGCTCTTCCTCCTCCGGTTCAGCATCCAGAACGCGCTGGGCGATCTGGTCACGTAAATCATCAATAACGCTTTGCACCCGGCTCACCGCGACAGGCGTCAGCGCACAGTCACGCTCCAGAATATCCGGCAGTGTTTCGAGAACCTGCACCACGGCTTTTGCCATAACTGAAAATTCACGCGCCACTTCGTCGGCCGGAATAAGCTGGCCTGTGTCCTGTTCAAACTTGAGACGTTCGTTTTCGGCTTTCCAGTGTGAGAGTCTGTCGGAAGGCTGCATGTCTTCAGTGGAAACTGAAACACTCGGGATCATCAGCTCAGTTAAAACATCGGTGATGAGGTAGAGCTTTAGTTTGCTGTTGCTGCCGGGTGCCGGAGGGACGTTTTTAAGACGGGTGGCGACGGTCTGCCGATGTACGCCAGTGATCCCGGCAAGCTGATTGATGTTGAGTTTCTGGGTAGCTACTTCCTGGTCCATGATGGTGAACACTTTTTGAACGTTTCGACATCTTTGCAAATTGCCATTCTTATAAAACAGCAAGTTAGATACATGATGATGATGACCCTAGATCATGAAAACTAGCCGTTTCCCGCGTGCCCGCCGCCTCGTGGCAGGCCGGATCGCCGGGAGTACCTTTTCAGATGAGAATACATATCATTTGATTGTTTCTTGAGCGGGCAAGATCAGAAGCCGAGACGCACGCGTCCCTCAGAGTCATTCGGGTTAGTGGTGATCCAGGCGGTGCCGGCGAAGGCATTAGTATCGGAGCCATCCTTCTCATCAGAAGTTAGCTTGTCGTCTTTGGTCAGCCACAGGCGTACACCTCGCTGCCATGTACCTGCTACAACCTTGGGTAAGGTGAATACACCCGCCATCATCAGCACACCGTCTGCATCAACCGGGATATCATGTTGTGCAATACCGATGAGCGCACCGACGATAACGGGCTGACCCGATACCACGTCTTTGCTGGTCCCGTTATGCCAGTCCATAGTGGAGCCGTCCTGATAGTAGTTCTTAGCCATGTGGTTACCTCAAGGAAAGAATGCAGAATAAATTAGGCAGGAATTGTTGAATTGCATACAGACGCATACGGGGCACCATCAATAGTGACCTGCATAGAAGCTGCAATATAAAAGCCATCAGCCAATGCCAGTGCTCTGAATGTGATAATTAGGGAGTGATTCGAACCCTTGAGCAGGGTTGTAAGTGACCTCTGCACGGCTATCACGCTTACAGCAGTGTAAGCTTCATCTGGATCTGCTCATGCCGACATCTCGCGCACCTTTTATTATCGCTAAGCGCTAACAGTAACGTGATATGGCCATTGAATGCAGTTACAGCGAGGAAATCCCCAGCTTACTCAGCATCCTTAACCATACGGATACCATTCCATCGTACATATTGGAAATGAACTGTTACCTCTCTTGGATTAATCATAATCTGCATTGTATACATAGCTTATGTAATAATGAAAAACCTGTAAAATTAATCAAAGAATGTTCCCAACTTGACCTAAGGAAGATGTTATGTCTAACGAATCAAAATTCAACCAGATTGCCTCTTTATATTTTGGTGGTAAAAGAGGAGGAGAAATTACTCATGACAAAATTGAGCATGCCAATATCGAACGGCAAATAGCAGAAGGGCCAGGAGCCCGCCAATCCTTTACTAATATGAGTCACGTTACCATCCGAGATAGTTATTGCGGACCAGATGCAAGCAAGCACAATTTAGCCCTACTCATTAGAGATATATCTGTGTCAGAAAATGATAAAGCACATCTATTAATTCCTTTGCTAGAAAAAATTATAGATAAATCAAACCCAGCCGAACAAAAAAGCAACTACAAAAAGCTTCTAGAATATATTGCACTCCATAATGATGCTATTGGTCCTTTAGCCGCCACAGCAATTACTCTTGCAACTACAATTATTTCCAACATTCCTTCATAAAAATTGTTAGCGAACGTTGAGGCTTTAAAGTGATTTAACTATTGTTTCTTTAATGCCTCACAGTTTACCTGCCACGCTTTATTATGCGCCAGTATGTCACGTTTGATGTGCCCGCTCATTACATCGATATCGTGTTTTGTCAAATAAATTGGCTTCACCCAGTCACAAGCAGTGTCTATAACTTCAGGTTTTACGGGTCCAGTTGTCGTGCAGCTCGCGATCAACGTTGTCATCAGGCATATGGTTAACAGTCTGCTGAACATCACTAGCTCCTTTTGTTGCCTCTACCCGGCGTTCTGCCACTGCATTAGTTGCCGCAACGATTTCTTCATTACGTTGTTTATCAGCTACAGACTCAGCCTTAGTGGTACCGCGAGAGTGACCAAAACCAAACGCACCGGTAATGACTGCAACCAACAGACCAATGGCACCAAGAATCATTTCAATGCTCATTCAGTCTCCTTAAACCATCAACACCGCACGTGCTTTGTTATAGCGAGCTTTGCGGTCATCGATACCGTTCTGGCCACCGTTAATAATCTGCGTAACACGGACAACGTCGCCGGAATACAGCAGGCAGCCACGCAGGGTGTAATACCAGGCGGCTGAACGAGCAGCATGTCGCTCCTGCTCGAGGAGTTCAGGTGTGCTGATAAGGTCAAGCTTCAGTGCGGTACCGCATTTGGTGTAATTTTCACGACCAGTGATTTGAATCAGTCCGCGTCCCCGATATTTCCAGCCATCACCCGCTTCTTTATTACCCATGCGACTGCCATAAACCAATTTGGCAATCTGTGGCTGGTGAGCTGCCTGAGTCGTGGTACGCCCGAGCATTTCGCACTGATAAGGTGTCAGGCGATTACCGAAGGTTTTCTTCAGACTATCCACGGAATAGTTGAAGCTTTCCACCAGAGTGCTGAATCCAGATGATTCATGCCCGACCTGCGCAATAAACATCGACTGGTCAGTAGGTGACGTAATGCCAAATTCTGTCATTGCTGTATCAATGTGCTGAAACCAGCGCACAGCTAATCCGGCGCTGATACCAGCCGCCATTTGAAATTGTTGTTGATTCATCAGAGCCTCAGAGCATCAACCAGTCGGGCAAGGTTCCCTCGGGAACGCAGCACAACAGCGCAGATAATGAGATTGACGACCACCACCAGCCAGTGTGATTCGCTGTAGAGGCCGCAAAGGTAACGGAACGGGACACTGGCATAAGCCAGAACAGCAAGATAAGCCAGCCATGACACCCATGGGCGGTGCCTGGCTCCTTTCTTACGATAGAACATCAGAACGCCGACTATCACTACGCAGATAACAACGTTAACAGTCGCTATTGGGTCACTTGTTACCATTTGTCCCCCCTCTGAATCGTGAGAACACCCCGGCTATATCCTGATTGTTGAAGAAGGTGAGGATCTTGATTGCCAATGCCGAGATGATAACGGCGCCCAGTGCATCAAGAGGTTTGTCACTGTAGCCCGTCAACACCGCAAGCTTTGAACCCACCAACCCCGCGCCAAGTACCCCAGCGATATACGACACAAGGAAGTAAGCAACGCGGCGTGGTGTAGTCAGGTCTGCCGCAGTAGCAATGTAGTAGACGGCACCTGCAAATGCGCCAAACACAACGCCGTAATCAAGACCAGACAGAATCCCGAAGAATGTGACACCAGTTAATGCAGTGGCTGCCCCGGTACCAGATATTGGATCAGCGGCCATCAAGCCCCCCTCTTTTGCTGTGCATCCTCTCAACATGAGGGGAAACGAAAAAAAGCCGCTCTATGGCGACCGAATAAGTATCTCTTCTACGGTTTGCTTGAATCGTTCTTCTTCGAGCTCCACGCCTACAGCTTTACGGCCCAATTCCATCGCAGCCTTGATTGTCGATCCGGAGCCCATAAAGAAGTCAGCGACTACATCGCCGGGTTTGCTGCTGGCATTGATTATCTGCCGCAACATGTCCGCAGGCTTTTCACATGGATGCTTGCCCGGATAGAACTGGACAGGCTTGTGTGTCCATACATCGGTATACGGAACAGAGACTGAAACAGCGAAAGGACGCCGGAGCGCTTTGAACTCACCCAGCAGATCAGAATATTGTCGGTTTAACGACTGCCACGTTGCCACCAGCTGGTGGTGTGGTTTATCAAGCTCATGGTTTACATGTTTCTCGATAGCAATTTGCGTGAACAGCTCCTGCAACTTCAGATAATCAGCCTCATTCGGAAATTGCCACTGGCTGGCGCCGAACCAGTGCGAAACCATGTTCTTCTTGCCCGTCGCATCGGCGATCTGTTTTGAGGTTACACCCAGCGCTGCGCGTGCATTACGGAAGTAATCAATCAGCGGGGTCAGTACATGCTGTTTAGCGTCGCCGCACTGCACTGCGTAATTGTCGGGCTTATACGGTCCAGGATAATGCTCAGCGAACAGGACGCGTTCAGTTGCCGGGAAGTAAGAGCGCAGGCTTTCTTTATTGCAGCCGTTCCACCGCCCGGAAGGTTTGGCCCAGATGATGTGGTTCAAAATATTGAAGCGGTGGCGCATCAGCAGTTCAATATCAGCTGCCAGTCGATGACCGCTGAATAAATAGATGCTGCCGTTAGGCTTTAGCACCCGCCAGAATTCAGCAAGGCACGTATCAAGCCATGCCAGATAGTCTTCATCACCGCGCCACTGATTATCCCAGCCGTGCGGCTTTACCTTGAAATAAGGCGGGTCAGTGACGATTAAATCGATGGAATTATCCGCAAGGGAAGCAAGAACCTGAATACAATCAGCGTTGAATAACTCAACACTGTTTATTTTTACAGTATTTTTCATAGATCAGTAAGCGGGACTCTGATAGGCTCACTGGGCTTTGCGCAAAAGCAGTGGGCCTTGGTTCGCTTGTGACGTTACAGCATGAGCGAATGACTGGTGAGTGCTACCAACACCACCAGTCGCCCATTTTCACAGCAAGAATTGCCATTTAATGGCAGCGTTTGAAATTCTCACCGCCTGCATCCTCTACTGCTAAACCCGCCATGACTAGTTGCGTCAGTATCAACTGACAACGCCCCACGCTTATACGCATCAGGTTTGCCAGGTATTCAACCGACTTCCAATTTTTTTGGCTGAGGCAGCTATAAAGAATTTTCGCGGTATATGTCATATCTTGCTGATTTAGCATGTCTTTTACTCTTACTTATTGGCGTGACATACAGATAACTCTGGTTCGATAAAGCAGCAAGCAGAAAGGTTTGTTTCCCCGACTGGAAGGGTAGTTACTAAACTCTGGGGGCACAAAAAAACCCGCCGAAGCGGGTTCATTAACGTTAGACATACAAAGCCCATTGTTAGAGAAATCCTAACCAGTTTTTTTGAACTTTGCAAGCAACGTGTCGTTATAATTCATGATTACGTTGCTATCTTGTGACTTTGCGCAATTGAGCCTCTGCAAATGCTTCTTCCTGCCAGCATTTGGTTACCAGGCGGTTGATGATATCTGCGTATCCGCTATACCACTGATAGTTCGTCAGGTCCGGAACAAGCTTTTCCACCACTGCGCGTGCCATAGTTGTTGGCACACGGCTATAGCGGTTTCCATTGCATCGGCCACACACCTTCATAACCGGTACACCATGCAGACGGGTGCGTTTCTCATCGAGCACTGAGCCTTTCCCTTTACAGCCACGGCAAGCAGTACTCACCTCACCTTTACCATTACAGTGGTGACATATCTCCTCGACAACTTCAGGTTTAATATGCGCCTCAACACCTTTTACACCTGGATGTTTAACCACATCACGTACTGAACGATGTAGCCCAGTCCCAACACAATGCTCACACATGGCTTTGCTGGCCGCCGAACGTGAGTAATCAGCGAATGCGAATCGAGCCAGGCACGGCACAATTTCACTACGGGCTTCATCACTAAGTTTTTTCAGTACGGGATTGTTAAGTGCCATCGCGTAATTTACCAGCCCTTCAATAGCCGGTTCCGGAGGTTGAATCCCCATCTTTGCCAGGAACAAATTAAAGCCCAATGGCGCTTTTGACTGCACCATCCCCTGAGCTGCCATAACATCAGTAATAGTCAATGCATCACCACCAGTGGCAGGGGAAACATCATTCAGCTTTGGTGATTTTGGGGAATAGAATTTTGGTAATGATTCCAGGTTCATAGCAGTCTCCACTTACGCCAGCACGCCAATCGCCAGCGAACGATCTAATGTTTTCAGCACCAGCTCAGGCTGGGTACCGTATTTTTTTTCAAATGCCGTTACGTCCGCATGAAGCTCGTCGTGATGCCTTCTGCACAAAGGGATCACAAACAAGTCATGCGCTTTGGTACCCATACCACCCTGTCCGTAGCCAATGAGGTGGTGCGGATCGTCAGCAGCGTTGTTACAGCAAACACACTTCTGGGCTTTTACCCAGCGGGTGTATTTCGGTGACTCCCAGCGGCGGTGCTTTGGCCTCAGCATGTGCGATTCAGGGCTGTCCGGATCAACTTTAAGCGACAGAACTTTTTTCACTTTCTCCTGCACAATGCTGGTGGCTGGTAACTCATGGACGATGTCGCATTCACGACTCACTGACGGGATAACATCTTGCGGCATACGGAGCGCACGCCGAGCCATACCTTCAGGTAGCGAGCCAACAACATCCATCTTCGTCGCCCACCAGCACAGCTCTGGCAATGTCAGCACATGACTTTCGTCAAAGCCAAGCGTTGCCCGCGCTCTGTCAATTATCCACGCCACCACGTTAGCCGTTGCCAATGTAGAAAGCTGCTCGGTGTAGTGGTCACGCAGCTGGTTATCACAACCCCAGCAAAGACGTAATGCGCCTGGGTGGAATCGCGTCGTAATCAGTTCGTGATGGTGATAGTCGGAGTGTGGCCACTGGCATTGTTTACCCTGTCGCATCAGCCAGGCTTCAAGCCCATTCAGGCCACCAGCAACTTCGGCCACTTTCTCGTTAGTGAAAAACGGCAGAAGTACCGGATCATCACCAAGCGCCTGACGCGCTGCGGGTAGTTCTCCGGATGCCACATCTGAGAGATATTCCGGCGCGTGGTCGATAATGACCCGATCCCCAAACAGAGAAAGCAATTCAGTACCAGGCCTGAATATCACCATGCCCAGTTCACGAACAACCACGGGTTTCAGCAGCGCTCTCATGTTGATGCGCCATTTTGCAGATGCTCAGCCCACAACCCTGCTACCCACTTAACTCCTTTCGGTGTAAAGCGTGCCTGAGTGAATGCGTGATTGCTGACTTCGCTGGTGCCAGTTTTCACAGTGAAGCGCCCTGCCTCAATATGCTGACTGTAAGGCATCATGCCGCCCAATAGCCGGTACATGATCTTACTCTTTTCAAGGAAAGTGCGGCGCTGATACTCCTTTGCATTGAGCAACTTTGCCAACTGGCGAAAGCCCAGAGCGCCGTTTGCTTCAACATAGTGATCGACAAACTCAACTTTTGGTGCAGCAATGAGTAACTGGTTTTCGAGGTAAAGCTTTTGCTCTGCAAGGTCAGCTGCCAGGCGCAGCGCTTCTGGTAAGGACTGCGGAACCACTCCGCCCTGCTCGAGTTCTTGCCAGCGATCAACTACTGCAGCTGTAAACTCCGGTGACAAGCGAGCCACCAGCACCAATGAATCACGTTTATTGAAGCGATACTCCTGGTAGGTGTTGCCGTTATGCTCAAAATCGAACTGCGCCAACGGCGCGGTTAAAACTCCGACAGCAACAAGTCGTTCTGCTGAGCGTTTAACGTCGCCATGTTTGCTATTTACCAGTGCGGAGATCTCACGGCTGGACATTGTTGGCCCTGATGCCATCAGATGATGCTTTGCACATAACTGTGTACTGCTGAATGTCTGTTGCATACGTTCTCCACTATTCATAGACCGGCGGCTGCACCCGTTACGGTTTCATTGATAAATTCTCGAATGGTTATTACTGCGCTGCCCTTCGGCATGACTGGCCCCCAGCTCACCTCCATGTGCTTTATCTGGCTGTCGTCCTCCCACACGTTGGAATGAGTCAGCGAGTCAAAGAGTGCTTTCAGATAATTATCCAAATCCCGACGCCGGTTTTCAGGCGGGTACAAAACAACATTTACGGATAGCTCAGCACTGAATGGCTTCGGTATTTTGCGCAATTGCTCAATAACTGAGGCAGTTGTATCGCTGCGATACTTACGACCTTTGGCACTAATCAGGTGACGACCTGCCAACGGCCCGCTGTTAGGAGCACGCCAGTAGGTGTTTACGCTCGGTGGAAATGGCAGCGTCAACTTCATACATTTTCGCCCTCTTGCTGATAACGACTCAGAAGAGACAGCGCCCGCTCAGCACACCCAACATTGCAGGCAAGCAGATCTCTAATAACGTCTAACGCTTCGTCACGTTGCTGAGCTGGCGTATCCATTCCGATGATCTGAATACCACGGGCTTTATATTTAGTGATACTGATAGCCCCTTTACGCTCCAGCGCCTTCAGATGTTCGGCAGCGGCGTTCGGTGAGCTCAGACTCATCTGGTCGGCAATCTCCTGGCATGTTGGTGGATAACCGTTCTGATCCTGAAAGGCTGTAAGTATTGCCAGCACTTCTTGCTGGCGTGGAGTGAGCTGATTCATGCTGCAACCCCCTGTTTGAGATTGCACATTTCAGGAAGGTTCGCCCTGACTAATGCTTCAGCGAAAGGCGGCGGTACCGCATTACCACAACGGGCTACTTGCTTGTCCTTAGCGTATTTAACGCCGCGGTAGTCCTGGTCAATGATGTACCAATCTGGGAACCCTTGAGCGCGGTAGAGTTCATGCGGCTGAAGCATGCGCATACCAATATCGACTATCCGATAAGTCACACCGTCGACGGTAACAAACTCTTGATAATCATCGCCGCAGTACTCACGCAGGAAGGCCGATACTTGTTCTGCGCGCTGCTCGTCATACTCATCGACCGCCAGATATGTCTCGACGTTGCCAACATGCAAGCCGCCAGCCGTTAAGCCTGGTGCGGGTGCATCTACAACCCTTCCGTCTTTGCATGTACCGCGCAGCATAACGAGATGGGATGTAACCAGGGCGTGATGATCCACTGTTGTCACTGAATGCACAGGCTCATCCATCGAGACACCCGGCCCCGTGTAGTTGCCTCCAAAATGCTTAACGAGATTTGCCGCAACTACAGCGAATTTGCCGCCGCCGGCAGTGACTGTGCCTAATGGTTTTTCAAGTTGAAGCACTCGAGGTGATTGCCCCAGACGCTCGCCATATCCCATTTGGATTAGAGTCGCTGCGCAAAGTTGGCTTTTACCGCCACCACCAGCAGTGATAGTGCCGTTTGGTTCTGTCACCGCATGCCCAATGCTATTTCCAAACTGGCGACCAACAAATGGAGCGATGTACGCTTCCACAATCCCCAGCGCATGCCCATTACCACCTGGGCGTTTCGATGTCCCAGCAGTAACTGTCGGTACCGGTTCGCGGCAATCCTGTCCCGTTGCGCCAGTTCTGAACTTAGTCAGGTGTGGTACCGCAATAGCGTAGCCATGCGTTTTGGTTATGGTCTGCAACGGCTCAGCCAGTGACTGTCCACGAAAGCAGTCATATTTCGTTTTGGTGCTGGTGTGGTTGCACTTAACGATGAATGGTGTCGGGTTGTCGATAACGAACCGTTGAATGCCGCGAGCTATGCGCTTTAACGTATTCGTTGCCAGTGGTCGCTTACGCTCAAAAATGCTCGGGCAATCCAGTGACCAGTCGATACATTCGGCCGCTGTACGCCATGGTTGTAACGCACCGTTTAGAACTCCAAGCGACTTCGGGTCGCCATGTGTTGGATCAGGCCATGTAACCGGCTGACCGTCACAACGCATAACCATGAAGAAGCGTTTACGAATAGTTGGCGCACCGTAGTCACATGCTCGCAGTTCACGTGAATCAACCTCATATCCCAGACCGTTGACCAGGCGGATTGCATCTGTGCTGTTTGGTGCGATACCGAGGAATTCACAAGCTTCAGTCAGTGCAGGATTTCCGGCATCAACTCCAACACTTAGCATCCCTACGAATGCTACAAATGTTTCACCAGCACGTTTCGGATCTGGTCGATGATCTCCGTTATCGTCAACCATCAACGGCCCCCACGTTTTAAATTCTTCAACGTTCTCAAGCATCATCACTCTAGGACGAACTGCGAGCGCCCAGCGAAGAACAATCCAGGCAAGACCACGAATTTCACGCTCAACCGGCTTTGAGCCTTTCGCCTTGCTAAAGTGCCGGCAGTCTGGCGAGAACCATGCCAGGCCAACTGGATTGCCTGCCGTTGCTTGCTTTGGGTCAATATCAAAAACAGATTCGCAATAGTGCAGAGTGTCCGGGTGATTGGTGGTGTGCATCGCCACGGCATTAACATCGTGGTTTATTGCGATATCCACACTGCGGCCAATTGCCAATTCAATACCTGTACTTGCACCACCGCCACCAGCAAAGTTATCTACGATGATTTCTTTCATGCGTTTATCTCCATAGAACTGGCCAGCGAACGGGCAGCATCGATAATTGACGGGACTGGCATTTGCTCAAGCCACATTCTGTTGATGTGTTGTTTCAATTTTTGCTGGTGATTCGCAGGTAATGAAGAAGCTAAATCAACCTGTTCAAAAACCATTCCAACTTCTGCAGGCCACAGCGTTTCAGAAATAATTTCTGGCATATTTTGTTGTTGGATTTGTGGTACCAGGCGCATTGCTTCACGGTGGATCTGTGCGATAAATGCATCCCCTTGCGCTTCCAGATCCTTACGGCTGATGTAACTCATCGCAGGTCCGCGCCAATTCTTATCGAACACGGCCACCGCACCCGCAAAGAACGCACCAGAGGGAACCTGTTTTTCATCAGCTGGGATAAACCAATCCGGTAAATCAAAACCAATACGCCCACGAATAAAAGCAATATGATCGGCATCTTCTGGCCACCAGATTTCACTCGTCGCCGCCTTAATCAGAAATACGTAGCGCCCGCCTTTTTCACGCATTGCGCTGGCATGCTCCATGATGTATCGCATGCCGGTGATGTATTGATCGTCATGCTGGCTCGCACGGCTATATGGTGGGTTAGCGAATGCCGCACCGTTTAGTTCTTTCAGACGTTCTGACCAGTCCTGAGTTATCGCATTGTCTTCTGCGGTATAGAAAGCAATGCACTTCGCGTTCTCACCATCGCTAAACAAGTCGAGGACTAACGGTCCAAACATTGCATTAATACCCCAGAAAATGTTGTCCGGAGTGCGCCACTGATCGCCAACTTCTTTCAGTTTGTGAGCTGGTTGCTGGCGCAATGTATTCAGAGCCAGGCAGTATGGATTTTGGTTTGTTGTTTTGTTCATGCTGCAGCTCCTTGCGTTCCACATTGGGCCTGCTCTTTCCAGATGGCATTCCAGCGGCTAATAGCAAAAGACGGACTCTGCTTGCGCAGGTTCGCCGCACTGGCTGCTTTACAAACTTGCTTTTCATGTTCGCTCGGTTTGGTCTGTGAGATGGTGCCACTCATGTACCGGCGGTATGCCGCATCACGTTCCGTCGTGTCCCCCACTGAAACCTCACCCGGCTTGACCCACTTCCCGTTCACGTTTTCAGGTCGGCCAGCGGCAGCCCACTTAGTGGCGGACTGGAGATAACCCGGGAATTTTGCATTCTGGAACAGCGTGGAAGGACGGAGGTACTCGGCCATCTTGATATCGGCACCCCACTTCGCCTGGCTGTAATCCACAACCAGCTTCAGGTCTTCAGCACTAAAATCTTCACCCAGTCGGGCACGAATGTTTTCCAGAGAAGATTTGCTGACCTGGTACCGTGAACCTGTCGTGAGATTCAGATGCGCCAGAACGTGTTTAGCCAAATCAGTAATTTCAACTTCACGGTCGGTCTGCGCAGCAGGCTGACGAGAGTCTTTATCTTCTGATGGATCTTGTTTTGAATTTACTGACGGATCCCCGCCAGATTCTGGAGGGTGAAAACCCGGTTTCTTGCTGGATTTTGACCCGTCAAATTTTGATGCATCAGATTTTGACCCGTCAGATTCTGACACCTCAGAAACTGGAGGTAGAGAAAGTGCCGCAGTACGAAGTTTCTCAACATTCAGCTGGTAGACGTTTGACGCATTACGGTTACCCTGACGGCGTTGGCGGCGAGTTATCCAGCCTTCGGTTTCCAGCTTGCTCATCGCAGTGCGTACAGTGCTGACACCGGCACCAATCTGACGAGCAATGGTTTCGACTGACGGCCAGCACACACCTTCATCACTGCTGAAGTCAGCCAGGCGCGCCATAATCACCACGCTGGAGATCTTCATGCCCGACGCCGCGCAGCCGTCCCACACATAGCTGCTTAACTTAGTGCTCATTCGTCCGCCCTTGTGAATTTTTCCCTGGACCGCTCAACAGGCTGCATACAGTCATGTTCATAGCCTTCACGTCTGAATATGACTTGCTGCTTTTCCCTGTCGTAACCGGTAACCCGGACGATGTTTCCTCGCCAGTCACGGTACTTACGGTCAAGCTCTTGCACTGCTCAGCCTCATGCTTAATCCGCATGTCTTCTACCAACCACGCTGCGAACTGGTAGTTGATGGCGACCCACTCACCCAGTAAATTGGCTTCATACAAGAACGGGGCAACATCACGACCACCAGCTATTGAGCGGCAACGGATTTGCGGTGTTCCCTGATTTCTGGTTAAACTGTTCATGCGTTAAAGTTCTCCACTGAATCGACACGCCACGGCGCCCGGAGCTGCACACTCGCGGGCGTCACTCTTTCTAGACGCAACAAACATATCTACTGAACCTTCAGAAACACCGTACAAAGCCATCAACCCCATAAAACCGTGAATCTGGTGACGAATGGTGTTGTGAAACAGCTTCGATAATGTTTTCTTTTCCCTGCTATCAATGACGCCGTCTTCCATGGCTGCAAACTTCGCCTGGTCCAACTTTCCTTTAACCGCGTTCGCTTCCATCTCAAGCTGGAATAAGTCCACATTGTCGATTGCTTCAGGTGCAGGTACTTCCACCAGCAGCTTTCCCCGACGCGATGCAAAGTATTCAGCTAGCAATGAAGTGCCAGACAGGTCTTCCATTTTTTCCAGTTCGTTGATGCTGAAGAAACGGCTACCAACTTTCTGATACATGTGGTTATGAAATTGGTCGATGGACATATCCAGCGCTGCCGCCATACCTAAACGTCCGGATGGGTATGCCTTACACATAGCGCTTATCGCTGATTTGATGTTGTCTACCATCTTGTTTTTCCTTTGGTAGTTACTGTTAGGCAGCGGGTTCGCTAGTCTTTTGGTATAGAGAGGCGTCATATTTCAATTTGCCTTTCGTAATCCGTTCAATAACGAAAGCCTGCTTTTCCGGAATTACATCCCCCCATCGGCTTACAGCTGGGTGAGAGATGTTTAAAGCACTAGCCGTCTTGGATATGCCACCAAAGTGTTTCACTACTTCTTTCTTGAGCATTTAGTCCTCCTCTATTTGATGAATCAAAGGTAACAAAAGGTACATCAAATAGCAAACAACAGTTACACCAAAAGGATGTAACATTAGTTACATGAAAACAGAGATGAAAGACCGTATACGCTCACGTCGCGTTCAGTTTGAAATAACCCAACAGTCTCTGGCCAAGAGGCTAGGGGTTAGCCGTGTATCTGTTACTAAATGGGAAAATGGGACTACAAAACCAGATGGGGAGAACCTCCATCAGTTAGCCCTGGCGTTATCTACTACACCTGAATGGCTTCTCTACGGTGAAGGTGAGGAAGGGAAAGACGACACTCGCGTTTTGCCGTATATCAAACCACCTATTTCCGTTCCTATAATTTCAGCTGTTCAGGCAGGCCACTGGACGGAAAGTTATGCATGTTCAAGGTTAACTGATGTGATTTCATGGACTCAAACGACAGCTGATGTCTCAGACGAAGTTTTTGGGTTGGTTGTACGTGGGGAGTCGATGACTAATCCCAATGGGCTGCCATCAATACCTGAAGGCTCCATTGTCATCGTCGAACCTAACTACGGCCAGCTCGACAACCTATATGGGAAGATTGTCGTTGCTGTTCTCGATGGTTCTTCAGAAGCGACTGTCAAAAAGTTAGTATGGGACGGCCCTTATTCTTACCTCATGCCTCTCAACCCTGCTTTCAAACCTATCCCTATAGATGGAAATTGCCGGATTATCGGCAAAGTAGTTCAGATAACTCAAAACCTATAAAAACACTATATCAGTCAAGCCAGCATAAGTGTGCTGGCTATTTTTTTACCCCTAAATGTAACAATGGGTACATTTCAAGCTTGACCGAAAAGGTAACCAAAGGTACATTGAATTTATCGAAAGCGAGCCTGCTTCGATAAAATTACAAAATGCCTTACATCCCTGTTCTGGCGGCCCGTTTGTTTCCCGTTTATGTCGCGGTAACCGCCAGCTTTTTCACACTACAGGAGAGAGTACTGGCGCATGACGGGCCCATAACCCAATCCATGCGTATGAGGTTGCAGCCTCAGTTAGTGCTCTCCCCTGTGATGTGAAGTTATTAGCCCGCGGATGTGCAGAAGCCGCTACAGGAGAACTAACGTGAAAGTATCAAAACTGAAAAATGCCATCGTCTACCGTGCAACTTTGCCAACCGTAGATTTTATCGAAGGGCATCTTGCTGAATTACCTTACGCTGATATTGGCGATACTGATTTTGCGCGCTACAGCTTCGTTGCTAACCCAGTTACAGGGGAAATTGTCACCCCGATTGTAAACGGCTACGCAATTTGCCTACGCATCGATGAAAAGATGATCCCGAAACATGTCATCAAGGCTGAGTCACTGGCGCGGATCGCATCTATCGAAAGTCGCCTAGGACAGCGCATCTCTAAGGTTGAGAAACAACAAATCGCCGACACCGTAAAAGTCGATCTCTGCAAGCAAGCTTTCGTTAAAACATCTTTGATTTATGCCCTGTACCACGCGGAAGAAAAGCTGCTGATGGTCAACACCACCAATAAGAACTATGCAGGTGTGCTCTGTGCCATGCTGGTAAAAGTGGTCGGTTCGATGGAAACCAAAACTATTCATATCAGCAACGTGAAGAACGGGCTGACCACACGTCTTAAAAATTACATTGACGGTGATAATGGCGCATTTGAAGGTTTTGAAGTTGGCGACGTAATGCAGCTTTCGCGTAAATCGGAAACTAAAGAAACGATCCGTTATTCAGCAGAACATCAGTCTGTAGTTTCTGAAATTGAAGAAAGCCTGAGTAGCGGTTTCAGTGTCGACTGTATTGAGCTTTCCAGCAACGGCACCAGTTTTACCCTGACGGAAAACTTCCATTTCCGACGCATAGATACCAAGAGTTCTGATGCTAGTGAAGGCGATGATAAAGCATTCATCTGGCGCCAGGCTGCTGGTACCGATTTATTCCTCATGACTGGTGTGATCAATAAGTTGTGTCACCTGCTTTCATATAAAGAACCAGAGAAAGAAGAGCAACCAGCAGAAGTCTAATTTAGCCCACGAATAAATTATTGCCTCCGGGCAAGGGATTCGTGCAACCCAAATTCAGCGCCGGTGCAGTGGCGCTCTTATTTAGTGGAGAACTTAATGCAACGCTTAAGCGATATGTCCACCAGCGAACTGGTAACAATGGCAAGTAATGAGGTGTCCAGTATTACTGAAATCGGTATCCATTCAGAACTGGTGAAAGAACTCACTACCCGTCTTAGTGCCAATACAGTAGCTGTTACCCAGGCACTTAAAGAGCGTGACGAAGCACGGACAGAACTATCCAGCGCCATGCTAACTATCAGCCAAATAACACAGGTTCTTGGAGCGAGTGACACGTTAAGTATTTCTGAACAGGTCGCAGCGCTAAACCAGCAGGTGGTTAGTCTGGCGGTTGAGAATTCAAGCCTGCTGCCAAAGGCTGCCAGCGAACTATCCAATGCCTGGATGCTTCATAAATACTGGGTTGGCATTCAGGTTGCTCTAATGCATATCAGAAATGGTCGTCTGCATGACGGTATGACCTTCCTACAAAACACCGTTGCTGGACCAGGAATTGAAGTTGAGAACCTTAATGATTTCGCTGAAATAGAGGCCTGGGCTAACGAGCAGCAGAAAGACAGCATTAGCCACGTTCGAGCTTTGGAAATAATCAAGGCTGCATCGCCAGCCACAGACGCCGCTATTGCAGAGCTAAAGGCGCAGGGTGTTGATATGGCAATAGAGCATCTAATTAAAAAGTTCGAAGGAACTGGCGGTGTAGGCGTTCCAATTATGGCGCTGGAATGGCTGGCTAAAGAGCTGCGCAAGGAGTCAGGCCAATGAGCAATAACATCGAAGCGCTGAGTGATTTTGAAATCAACAAGCGCGTGGCTTTCTGGCGTGGCCTGCAAGTGCAAGAAATTGACGACAGCAAGGTGACTGGGATGAATACCCGCTATCACGAACTATGCCCTGACACTGTATGGGTAAGTAATGGTAACGAGCCGTGGTATCAGTTTTGCCCAACTCATTGCGGTGCGGATGCGTGGCCAATTATTGCTGAATATGAAATCAATATTCTTTTTAACTGGAATGAAGATGGAATTCACGGTGCAACATCCGGATTTCCCGGTCATGATTTTGAAAACAGCAACGCCCTAAGAGCGGCTATGTGTGTATTTCTATCCAAACATGAGGCCCACCATGACTAACTCACTAGAAGCGCTGAAAGCCAGCATGAAAGCGGCAGCCGAATTAATCTCCGGCGGTTATAGCAGAAAATGGATAGTGTCCCATGACGATGAAACATGCTGGGTGGGTGCGAATGACGATGATGGGAACCTTACACCCTTCATAGAAGTGTCTATCGGCGACTGGTCAGGCAATAAGGCAGATAACGAAGTGCTGGCTAAATTTGTCGCCAGCTCTCACCCAAAAAACATACTAAAACTGATAGCGGCGCTGGAGCAGGCACAGCAGCGCATAGCCGAATTGGAAAAATCAAGAAAATCATGGGCTGAGTTGGCTAATGATATAGAGCAGATGCGCAAACAGTGGGCTGATATCGCCATAGAAATGGGAAGACTTGGTGACGAGAAGGATAAGCGCATAGCCGAACTGGAAGCCGCAGCGGTTAAGCCTGTGAAGTTGCCAGAAGGTTACGTCATCCGAGCAGGTCACCCAATTTATTGGGATGAGAAAAACGTCATGATACCCAAAGAAGGTGGCAATTGGTTATCTCAATTTGATGTTGAGCACACACTCCGCGCCTCTGGCATTACTGTTGAAGGGTCATAAATAACCCATAACAACAAAATAGAATTCATGAAAGACCATAAACAACCTATAAAGCACATTAAAGGTTGTTTATGAGCTAAATAGTTAAAAACAAAACAATAAAGGCAATATATGAACCATTTGATGATTGATTTAGAAACCATGAGTAATAAATCAGACGCCCCGATTGTATCTATTGGTGCAGTATTCTTTGAGCCAAAAACGGGTGAGGAAGGAGCGGAATTCTATGTTGCAGTAAATCTAGCCAGCGCAATGGCGCAAGGTGCAGCTCCAGACGGCGATACCATTCTTTGGTGGATGAAGCAAAGCCCGGAAACGCGAGCAGCTATCTGTGCCGATGATGCTCTTCCTATTGCCGATGCATTATCTGAGCTTAGCCATTTTATTAATCGTAATGCCGACAACCCTCGTTATATGAAAGTCTGGGGCAACGGGGCCAACTTCGATAACGTCATTCTTCGCAGCGCCTATGAACGCGCTGGCAACATTTGTCCGTGGCAATTCTTTAACGACAGCGATGTGCGCACCATTGTCATGCTTGGTCGGGAAGTTGGATTCGATCCGAAGAAAGATATGCCTTTCGATGGCGTTGCTCATAACGCTCTGGCTGACGCAAAACACCAGGCTAAATATGTTTCAGCGATCTGGCAGCGTCTCGTTCCGCCAGTAAGCGAATAAATTTAAATCATAGTGCCCGTGTGCAGCGGGCTTTTAGTGGAGAACATTATGCTGAACCTCGAGTGTGTACCTCTCTCAACTTATTGCAAAGAAACAGGTGAAACCACCGATGCCGTAAACAAGCGTCTTCAACGCGGTGTGTGGCAGGACGGTGTGCAGGTTCTAAAAATGGAAGGCGTAAGAGAGAGATGGATTGATCTTAGTGAGGTTGCTAAATGGGCAAGGCAGAGCCGTCAAAATTACCGCGCGGCGTAACCGTAAGGAAGCACCGTCAGGGTGAAACCATAAACATCACTTTTACATACAAAGGGGTTAAATGCCGTGAACCCCTTTCTAATCTTGATGTAAGTACAAAAAACCTTAAATACGCAGAACGTATTCTGGGTGAAATTCATAACAAAATTGAAAGAGGTATATTCAATTATTCTGAGTATTTCCCGCGCTCTACTCGTTTAAAATTATTCGGTAATGCGGCCGCCGGTAAGACGGTTAAAAATTACCTCGATGAATATCTGATAATTTGCGAAACAAGGAAGTTATCGCCATCAACTATTGGCGGTTACAAAAAATGCCGCAGTGCTCTTTCTTTACTGCACAAACTTCCAGCCAGTGAGCTAACGCCAGCTGCGCTAAAAACATGGATTCAGGAACAAACAACAACGCTTAAGACGATTCGAAATCAGCTTTCGTTTCTGCGTTCTGCTCTTGATGAAGCAGTGACTGACGGTATTTTGCAGTTGAACCCTGTTTCACTAGTTACAGCATCAAGATACCAGAGTGATAAAACCACCAGCGAAAGCGAATACATCGTTGATCCGCTTTCCCCAGCAGAGACAAACGCCCTTCTATCAGCGACCGCTTATAAACAATGGGAAAATCTTTTTGCATTCGCCATTCATACCGGCATGCGTAGTTCGGAATTGTGCGCCCTACGTTGGCGAGATATAGATTTCATTGGTAAGACTGCGCACGTTCAGAATGCGAGTGTTGTTGGCGTGATTAAGGGAACGAAAACAAAGGCAGGTACGCGCAAGGTTGAACTGGATGCTGAAGCAATGGCGGCGCTGGCAGAACAGAAACCTTTCACGTTCCTGAAGGATGAGACGATATTTGAAGATCCTAAAACTAACAAGCCATGGGCAAGTGCTGATGCCATCAGGAAGAAAGCGTGGGTACCGGTGTTAAAGAAAGCGGGCATCCGGTACCGAAATCCATACCAGACCAGGCACACGTTCGCGACCAGACATATCAGCCAGGGTGCAAACCTCTTTTGGCTGGCCGGGCAGATGGGACATAAAGGACCGGAAATGCTTTTCCGGCACTACGGATCGTACTTAAAAGAGTATGACGGGAATACAGAGAAAAGACCTCAGCAGGTCAGTGGCGGGACGTGA